AAAAGTTTTGGAAGTTTATAAACAAATGGGACATACCTTCTGACCTTCTCATGTATGACGTTGTGCAGGACCGTGTTGTGTTTCCTATATTCTACAAGGGTAGGATCATAGATGCTATAGGTAGGGCAGTAGGACTTACCCGTGTACCTAAGTGGCTGCGATACACAGGTGTAGCAGACTATTACTTAATAGGTAGTACTACATCCATTGTGATAGTAGAAGATATACTATCGGCTATAATAGTTAATCAAGAAGTACCAGGGCTTAGTGCTATGGCTATACTAGGTACTAGCCTGACGGATAAACAGATGGGTAAGTTGGGTGAAATGACTAAGGTGGGGGTTGCACTTGATCCAGATGCAATGTATAAGACGCTACAATATAAGAGAGAGATAGAGGCATGGACAGGGTTACCTACTGTTGCTATCAAGTTAGATGATGATCTAAAGTACAGAAAGTCTGAGGACATACAGAAGGTTAAAGAGTTATGCAGCTAGATCTCTTCTCACTTGAGGATAAATACCCTGATGGTGAAGTCAAGGAATGTAGGATGTGTGGAACCAAGAAGCCTATGACTCATGCTTACTTTGCTATTGATAGACATTCAAGTAAAGGTAAACCCTTTTACAGGACAGCCTGTAGGGTATGCGAAAGGAATAAAAGGATTGAGACTGAGGAGATAAAAAGAAATTCACCACCACCTAAAGACAGGGTGTGTGACTGTTGTGGTAAAGAAGTACAGGAGAATGAAACATTAAATATGGATCACTGTGCAGAAACAAAACTATATAGAGGCTACCTCTGTACTAACTGTAACACTGGCATCGGTAAGCTAGGAGATAATGCAGAGGGATTAGAGAAAGCTTTAGCTTACGTGAAGAGGACTACTAATGATTAAGGCAACACTAATAGATCACATGGGCTGCGACATGTCAGTCGTTAATGCAGCAAGGGTAAGCTTTGGCAAGAAGATAGACCGTATGTACACCCAGCCAGAGGATGAGAAGCTTATCCATTACCTAGCTAAACACAAACACATGTCTCCCTTTGGGCATTGCTTTGCCAGCTTCCATGTCAAGGCTCCTATCTTTGTAGCTAGACAGTTAGTTAAGCATAAGTTTCTGCGTTGGAATGAGATCAGCCGTAGGTATGTAGATGGTGAGCCTGAGTTCTATGTACCTGATGTGTGGCGTGGACGTGCAGAAGATAAGAAGCAGGGCAGTGAGGGTGAGGTGAAGATTGAAGACTATATGATTGAAGGAGCCTTCTTAAAACCAAACACAGGTAAAGCTGTAGCAGCCTCTAAAGAGCCTCACAATGCATGGAATACATACGATCAGATAGATAACGATTACGGAGGATTGATGTATTTATATACAGGTCTTCTTGACATGGGTGTATGCCCAGAGCAAGCACGTATGGTACTGCCACAGTCTATGATGACTGAGTGGTACTGGTCAGGTAGCCTTGATGCCTTTGCTGATATGTGTAACCTGCGTTGTGCTTTTGATACACAGGCAGAGACAAGGTTCGTTGCTACACAGATCAGTGACAGAATGCGTAGGTTGTTTCCTGTATCATGGGCAGCATTAGTGGAGAAAAACTATGAGTAAAAACGCAGGTATCATTGGTGTCGAAACCGTAGAGGAGCACGAGGATGGCGGTGCAACATTTAAGTTTCACATGGATGCACACGCCCGTGGGTTACTTACAGAGGAAGGCTTGAAGCTAGTGATGTACTGTGCAGCAGCCAAGATGGATATGCAGTTGGTGTATGACTTCATTGAGGATCACATCAGGTACAATAAGGATGAGGAGCCAGACAAAAAGTTTGACGAGTATGGAAACTATGGTGAGAACAATCCACCAGTATCTTCTAAAGGGACATGGGATAGCCAAGATAAAACGGAGGATCTTAAATGACAGGTAAGTATACATTCGGTATCCCGCTAAAAGAGATACGTCCTATGACTAAGGAAGAAAGACAGAGAGCTAAAGAGAAAGAAGCTTACAACACAGTAGGGTTTAATCTATGCGTAAGTTGTGGATGCCCTACGCCTAATACTTGGTGTGAGTTTTGTTTGAATGAAGAGTGATTAACAAAGAGAGAGACACATGATGATGGAACTATCCCTTATAAAAACATTGATGAATAGGGAGTTCTTTGAGGAGAACAGAGGTGGCAAATGTCCACAAGAAATATTCACAAAGGATACAAGAAAGATTAAAGCTGCTTTAGATTCTGCTATGGATGAGCACGATGGCGATATATCTGTCGTAGATTTACAAGCTTTGTTTTATATACAGAACAGCAGTATGACCACATCTAACAAAGCAATATATGCTGACATCTTTTCTAAGTTAGAGAAGGCTGAAACACTTAAGCAGGACATTGCACACCAAACTGTGTCACGTATGTTTCAACAGTATGTAGGAGAGAAGATAGCAAACTTAGGCTTTGATTATGTCAATGGTACTAAGACAAACCTAGAAGACTTAAGGCAATTGTTGGAGAGGTATGAAGATAACTTCACTCCAACTAGACGTGTAAAGTTTGAGAATAAAGAACTAGACCACATACTTCAAGCAGTCTCCCTTGAAACGCAGTGGAAGTTTAACATTCCATCTTTACGTAGGCGAGTGGAGGGTGTCAACGGTGGTCACCTGTTAGTGGTTGGTGCAAGACCCAACACAGGTAAGACATCCTTCGCCGCCAGTATTGTAGCTGGCCCTGATGGTTGGGCAAGGCAGGGAGCTAAGTGTATCTCATTACTTAATGAAGAAAGTTATGAACGTGTAGTGGCACGGTACATATCTGCAGCAACTGACATGACTGTTAAAGAGATTGCAGAGAACCCTGTGCTTGCTGCTAAAAGATACTCAGAGGTCAAGGATAATATAGACTTCAAAGAATGTAGTGGCATGGACATGGACTACGTTGAGATGGTTGCCAAGAGTGAAAGCCCTGACATAATCATGCTAGACATGGGTGATAAGTTTGCCAAGAAGGTAAGTGATAAGTCAGATGTGTACCTTAAAGAGGCAGCAATACACGCAAGAAACATAGCAAAGAAATATAAGTGTTGTGTAGTATGGATGTCTCAGCTATCGGCTGATGCAGAAGGTAAGCGTGTTGTTGATATGTCTATGATGGAGGGTAGTAAGACAGGTAAAGCAGCGGAAGCTGACCTGATGATACTACTATCGAAGAACCCACAGGCAGAAGGAGAAGAGGAAAGCCCTGTGCGTAACTTGAATGTGGCTAAGAATAAGATTACAGGTTGGCATGGTTTAATAACATGTGAGTTAGATCATGAGAGAGGTTTGTATACATCATGAGGCTTGTGCTTGACGTTGAGAACACATCTAAGAAAGTAAATAAGGCTATTCACATGGACCCCTTTGAGCCAGGAAACTATCTGGTACAAGTAGGTATGCAGAACGTGGATGACCCAGCGCAAACACACATCATCACACTAGAACATGATGAGCGTAAAGATGTATCTGGTAATGGAAGAGAGGTAATACAACAGATCTTAAACGAAACAACCCTACTAATTATGCACAATGCAAAGCATGATCTTATGTGGCTATGGGAATGTGGCTTCAAGTATGATGGTGAAATCTATGACACCATGCTCGCAGAGTACATACTACAACGAGGTGTTAAAGAACCTTTAGACTTAGAGTCATGTGCAGATCGTAGAGGTTTGTCACCTAAGAAGGACATACTAAAGGAGTACTACAAGAAAGGATATAACACAAATGAAATACCTTTACATGAGCTTAGGGAGTATCTTGACGCTGACCTTACTAGCACTAGGGAATTGTTCCTCAGCCAAGAAAGAGACTATCAAACCTCTGAAGCCTCTTCCCTCCATAACTGTAGAAGAGTTACCTTCAGTACTTGTAAAACCCTTACCAGAATGTACATGTCTGGGATCAAGGTGGATAGATCAGCCTTAGATGAAGTGCGAGAAGAGTTTGAAAAAGAAAAGGCTGACATTGAAACACGTTTGATGCAACAGGTTAGGGATCTTATGGGAGATACACCTATAAACCTTAACTCACCAGAGCAATTGTCTCAGGTTATCTTTAGCAGAAAGGTAAATAATAAAAATGATTGGCATGGATTGTTTGACCATGTTAATACAAAGGAAGACTTTGAGTCAGCCATAAAGAACAACTCTAGTCTGTTATATAAAACCACCGCATCACAGTGTAAAGACTGCAAGGGTAAGGGATATGTACAC